GGACTGGACCAACGCGGAGATCAAGGCATACGCCGACGCCAACAACATCGACCTCGACGGCGCCACGAAGAAGTCCGACATGCTCGCCGCGATCGAACTGGCCAGCTAGATGCGTTTTGCACGGCTGCCCTATTCACTAGAGACAGCCTCGACAGAGACAGAAACAAATCTTAGGAGGAGCAGCTAATGTCCGTGTTTCCCGTTGTTCGCGGACTGAGGCTCCGCGCGACCCGCATCAATTCGTGCGGGCTGCCGATCGGTGGCGAGGCCAACCGGCTCGTCACCGACGGCTTCGTGACCGTGGAGCTGACACCGGTCATGAAGGACGCCAAGGAGTTAGAGCAGGAGAACGCCGAGGGTTCGGTGTGCGTGGCGGATCGCACCCCGGCGTACCGCAAGCACTACGACGTCACCGTTGAGCTGTGCCAGGTCAACACCGGACTGATCGCCATGTTCAGCGGGTACTCGCAGGTGCTCGACTACGCCAACAACTCGGTGGGCATTGAGGACAACGAGCAAGTTGACAGCGATTACGGTGTGGCGCTGGAAATCTGGACCGGCGGTAAGTCCGCCGACGACTGCCCCGCCCCCGAGTCCGACGACGTGTTCGCCTCCACCAGCTCCGGTAAGGGCTACGGGTACTTCCTGTTCGGTGCCAACGAATTCACGATGACGCCCCCCAAGATCGACGCGAACATCTCCACGTTCACGCTGAAGGGCCGCACGATCGCCCTGTCGCAGTGGGGTCGCGGCCCGTACAACGTGGTCCCGACGGATGATGCCAACACGGCCGGCCGTCTCCTCAAGCCGGTGGACCGGGACGCGCACTACCACCTGGAACGCACCACCATCGCCCCGCCGCCGATCACCAACGGTGCCAACCCGGTTCCGCTGGACATCACCGGCACGTTCGTCGATCCGAAGTTCTACTTCGGTGGCCCGACCGGTCAGCCGGCGGTGGATGTTGCCCCGGAGCAGCTGACCCCGCTTGCCGCGTCCGCGGCCGCCTGATCCGGGGTCTGTGATGGCTAATAGCAAGGTTTCGCTCGGTGAGACCGTTGTGGTTGAGGGCAGTCTCAGCCCGGCGGTGGGTTATCTGAAGCGCGGTGAGAAGGCCGAGGTGGCGTACTCCGAGAATGTGGCGGATCTGCACCGCAAGGGGTTCATCATTGTGAAGGGTAAGGCGGGGGAAGTTCCTCCGGCTCAAGGCACCGATCAGACAGTTCCGACGGTTCCTCCCGTGTCGTTTGAGAAGCCGGATCAGACGGTTCCGACGGTTCCGTCGGGCAATCCGGTCACCCCCACGGTGCCGCAGGGCACCGACCAGGGTCTGGTGAATGCCACCCCGGTGCAGGCACCGGATCAGACAGTTCCGACGGTTCCGTCGGTGAAGCCGGATCAGACGGTTCCCACTGTGCCCAACAGTGGCACGAACCAGGATCTGGAGCAGGCGTCACCGCCTCCTCCGGCCGGTAATCCGGTGACACCGGAGGTTCCGCAAGGCACCAATCAGGATTTGGTGGAGGCGGCACCGCCGGAGGAACCAAAGCCGAATCCGGATGTGGACAACAGCCTGGTCGATGTCAACGCCAAGACGGCGCAGGCGAAGACCAGCACCACGCGGAAGTAGTCATCTGCCCCGTTTGGGGCATGTGGTCGGCAAGCCCCCACGCCGGGAACACTTATCCCCGGTGTGGGGGCTTACCCCGTTTTTGGGTGTGTCGGGGAGTGCACGCCACGCCAATAACCTCCATGTTGTGACGTGTAACTGGCCCGTCGACGACGCCTGCCTCCCCGCACTGCCCGCCGACGACGACCCCGCCTACCCCGCCGCGGTCGCTGCCCGCCAGGCCGCCGTCGAGCTGGCCACCCAAGTCCTCTGGGCGCTGTCCGGTCGGCAGTACGGCCAATGCGAAGCGTTGGTCCGCCCCTGCCCCACGGGTGCGTGCGGTGGGACGGTTCGGGCGGGTTCGCCGTGGGATCAGACCGTGGCACCGATGATGCCGACGTACCAGGGTGGGCAGTGGTCGAACGTGTCGTGTGGCTGCCCCACGGGCCGCTGTAACGCCGCCGGGCCTCGGGCGGTGCATCTACCCGGTCCGGTTGGCCCGATCGTCACCGTGACGATTGAGGACGTGGTTCTGGACCCATCCGAGTACGTCCTCGAGGGCGACATTCTGTATCGGAAGTTCGGTGATTGGCCGGGGCAGGATTACAACCGCCCACTCGGTGAGGACGGCACTTGGTCGGTGCTGTATTTGCGGGGGTATCCGGTTCCCGCCGGGGTGGGTTCCTTTGTCGGGCAGTTGGCTAAAGAGTTTTTGGCGGCGTGCTCCGGTGATGCCTGCCGCCTGCCCCGCAACGTGGTGTCGACGACCAGCCGCGGGGTGTCTCGGCAGTACGACCCGACGACCATCTATGCCAACGGCAAAACCGGGCTCAGCGAGATCGACTTGTGGTTGGCTGCGGTGAATCCGAACCACATCATGCAAGCCCCGAGGGTGATCTAGTGACGTCGCCGGGGTGTGTGGATCCGGCGTCTGACGTCATCACCGCCGTGATGAATGCGTTGAAGGCGGTGTACGCCGCCGACAGTGCGTGCCCGCCGCTGGGGGGCAGCACCGATAAGGTGTCGTTCTTCGCCGCCGATATGGCCCCGTTGGATGAGATCCATTGCGCGAACCCGCTGCTGTGGGTTCGGCTGGCCGGCCGCCACCGATCCATTGTGTTCCCTGAGATGTCGATCGCGGCGTCGCCGTGCGGCGCTATGGACGTGATCGTGCTCGAGGTGGGTGTGGCGCGCTGCGCCGACCTCGACCCCAGCTTCAAAGCCAAAGCCACCGAGGCGGAGGTGGCGTTGGATGACACCTGGCGGCTGTCGAGGGCGCTGTGCATGGTGTCCGGGCAGTTGAAGACCGATCACCAGGTGGGTTACGACTCGATTGTGCCGTTCGGCCCGGAGGGCGGGGTCATCGCTTGGACCGCCTTGGTTTACATCTCTGTTTGAGACCGTCTGTACGGTGGCCCTTTTGCTGACCCTAATTGCGTGTATCGCGGTGTTGTATTTCGTGGCCGCGATCTGGTTCCCCTGACTGTTGTTGCACCCTGCGGTGGGATTGTCGGGGTTGTTCGTCCGACCGTTGAAAGGCCTCGAAACCATGAGTAAGAACACTGTCCCTGAAACTGCCCCCGCCGCACCGCCCGCCGAGGATGATGTGTACGTCCTCGACGCCGGGTGGGAGCATCAGCGGATCCGGTTCGCCGGTGATGATCTGGCGGTGCGTGCCCCCACCACCCAAGCCTTGACCGGGTACTCGCTGGCATCAAGTAAGTACATTGCGAACGAGGTCCGCAATGATATGACGGGTCTGTTCATCTCGTCCCATGTCGGCCCGGAGTCCTATGGGCGGGTCATCACCCGGATGATGGATGGCGACGACGCGGAGTACACGGTCGACACCGTGGGTGAGTTGATGCGGGAGATCGTGCTCCTGGCTACCGCCCCGAAGGTCATCGACGAGAGCGCGGATGTCTGACAGCTCGTTTGAACTGGACGAGTCGGCGCTGAACGCGCAGATCCGGTCGATCGGTCGGGCCCGGATGGCGTCGTTGCAGCGCCGTATCGCCAACCAGGCCCGCCAAGACGTGCCGGTCAAAACCGGCAACCTCGGCCGCTCGGTCGGTGAAGGTGTCATCGGGTTCTCCGGGCCCCGCACCGTGACCGGGAGTGTTCATGCGGCCGCCCGGTATGCGGCCGCGGTGCATGAGGGGCGGCGCGCCCGGGTGATCGTTCCGGTGCGTGCGCAGGCGTTGAAGTTCCAGATCGGTGGCCGCACGGTGTTCGCGAAGATCGTGCGGCAAGGCCCGGTGAAGGGCAGGCCGTTCCTGCGGAACGCCGCAACCCGCATCGCCTCGCAGGAACGCTGAACAGCACCCCGCATAGCTAATTTGACTGAGTGACCACCCCTGTCGGCTCCATCAAAGTTGCGCTGGAGATCGACGGGTCTAAAGCCGGCGATCAGGTCACCAAGGCGGTCACTAAGGCTGTTAAGCCGGCGATCGCGGAAGTCGTTAAGCTCGGCGGTGCGTTCGGGAGGCTCGACAAAGACGGGTACGCCCAGTTCGGGTGGATCGCCTCCCAGCTGCGGGAAATTGAGCGGGTATTCAGCGAGGTAAGTACCTCGCTGAATAAGGCCATTGACCTTAAGCCGGCGATGACGCGGGCCGAGTCCACGGTTGACCGGTCGGTGTCGCACATGCGGTCGTCGCTGAAGAGCATCGACTCCGGTGTTGACGGTATCGCGGTTGCGTCGAAGCTGCGGCCGGAGTTGGAGCGCGCTGAGCAAGCGGTCAGCAGCTCGGTGTCTTCGATGAAGTCTGAGATGGGCAGCATCGCCACGAGCATTTCTGCGGCAATGAGCGGGTTCGCTTCGGGGAGTATTGGGGCGGCTTCTAGTGCCGGTACCGGTGCTGCGGCTGGGTTCGCTGCTGGGTTCGCGGGGCGGATCGTGGCGCTGGGAGCTGCGGGCGGCCCTGTAGGGATCGCACTTGCCGGGACGGTGGGGTTGGGAGTCGCGGCGGGCGGGCTGCTCGCCTCCGCCGTCCTCGACGGTATGGGCCAGTTGCAGGATCAGGCCAATGTTGCGGCGAAGCTGGGGTTGAGCCCGGAGCAGTTCGCCCCGCTGGGTGCGGCGGCGTCCGAGGCTTACGCGTCCGGCTTCGGCGAGTCGGTTAACGCGAACATGGACGCGGTTCGTGCGAGCGTTCAGGCCGGTCTGCTGGACCCGAACGCTAATGCGGCGGACGTGGAGAAGGTCGTCGCGCAGCTGTCCACGGTGGCGACGGTTACCGGGGTGGATATCCCGGCTGCGGTTCGGTCGGCGCAGCAGGCCATTAACACGGGCCTAGCAACAAATGCCACCGGTGCGTTTGACTTGATGACCGCAGCGCAGCTACGCGGCCTGAACGTAGCCGGTGATCTGTTCGACACGATCAACGAGTACGGAACGCAATTCAGGAAGATCGGCTTCGACGGCAGCGAAGCGTTCGGGTTGATTGCGCAGGCGGTGAAGGGCGGCGCCCGGGACTCCGATGTGGCTGCCGACGCGCTCAAGGAGTTCTCGCTCCGGGCGATCGACGGCTCGAAGCTGACCACCGCCGCCTACGAAAATCTGGGATTGTCGGCTAAGGCCACCACGGATGCTTTCGCGGCGGGTGGGCAGTCCGCCCGCGACATGTTCCAGCAGGTTGTGGATCGCATCGCTGCCGTGGAAGACCCGGCCCGCAGAGCCCAACTCCAGGTGGCGTTGTTCGGTACGCAGTCCCAGGATCTCGGTGCGGCACTGAACAACATGAACCTGTCCACCGCCGCTGCGGAGTTCGGCAATGTTGCTGGCGAGGCGCAGAAGGCGTCGGACACGCTCAGCAATACCGCAGCAGCGCAGTGGGAGCAGGCCAAGCGCACCATCGAGACTGCCGCGAACAGCGTCAAGATGGCGCTCGCGGAGGTAGCCGCCCCGGCGTTGAAGGCGCTCGGCGACTGGGTGATCGCCAACCGGCCGGGCATCACTGACTTCTTCTTCGCTATCGCCAGTGCTGCGGTCACCAGCGTCGACGTTATCGGCGACGTGATGGGCGGGCTGCTGAAAACGCTCGGCCAGGTGGTCGGCGGGTTCGGCAACGTCCAAGGTGCCCTGCTCAAGTTCCAGGCTTGGCAAGCCGAAGTAAGGGGCGATACCGATACTGCTAATGAGTTGCGGCGCCAAGCCGAGGAGGCGTTCAAGCTCGGCGAGGGTGTCTACGCCGCCGGTGAGGCGATGGGGAACTTCGACGGCACCGCGATGCACAAGTCTCTAGATGAGGCTGCGGCGAAAGCCCGGGGTGCGGCGGGTGAGACCGCCGGGTTCGGCACCGAGATCGGAAAGCTGCCCACCGACGGGGTGACCGTGCCGGTCGCGGTGAATACTTCCGCTGCTGACAAGTCGATGGAAGTGTTATTCGCGAAGTACCGCGAGTTGCAGGTGGGGGCCGTCCTCGGCAACACGGCCGGGGTGGTGGGGCTACCGCCTCTCGGCACGCTCATGCCGCAGCAGAATCCCGGTGCGCCCAACACATCACCCAGCGGGTTTGCGCTGAACGCACCAGAGGCCAACTTCACCGTCAACGGAATAACGTCCCAAGGTGCGGTCGGCGGTCCCGCCGAGGTGCTCCGCGGATTTGCGCAGTGGTTTAACGACAATATCGAGCCCGTCCGTGAGCTAGCCGGTTATGCCGCCGACGGCCACGGCATGGGCGCGAGTTCCAACCACACATCCGGGTCCGCACTGGACATCAACTGGTCCGACTTCAAGGATCAGAACGGCAACGTCGTACTCCAAGGCCCAAACGCTGACGCCACGACGCACTTCACACCAGCCCAGATGGCGGCGATCACCGCCAAGTTGACTTCGATGGGCATGACGTGGGGTCAGTTTTGGACGCCTGGTAGCCGCGACCCCGGTCACTTTGAGATTGCCGGTTCGTCTTACGCGCCGCTGCCCGCCGCTCCGACCGCGCCCGCCGGGTTGGGTGCGGCGGTTGCTCCGGTCCCGCT